GGGCAAACATACTGCCAATATGCAGAGCCGTCTACCGGCGTACCGCCTTCGCTTGCACCCTGCGCGCGTATCACCTCATTGTCAAACGCTAGAATCTGCCAGCCGTTAACTGCGTATACCTGATTTTGCTTTATATCCCAATGAAACGTACGCTTGTAATCGCCTACCCAATGCTTTGCTCGATGCTCTGCATTGTGAATAGCTTTCATTAGCTTGTCATTGTCGGTAGTTATGTACTGGTTTGTTATGTACAATTGGTTGATATCGCCGTAACGGATATTTACAACGTCCTGATAGTTCGTAGACGTCGGCGTAGTGCCAACTTGGAACGTCGCGCCGTTGCGTTTGCTGTCCCGCTCAAATGCCAGCGACGCCGGAGCTACTTTGCGGTTCTTGATAGGATCATTTATAGGCATTATTGCTTTACCATAAAGTAGCGATGTGTTGCTTTGCCCTGCATTAGATCGATAGATATGCTTGTAGGCATTGCCTTCGACCAGTTGATCGTAGTAAACTCCGTAGCGGCCCCGCCTGTTAAGGTGTATTTGCCTGCTACATAATCCGGCATAAGTTTAGATGACAGATTTAGAGGCCATTCGACCTCTACGATAGCGTTATCTTCATCGGCGAATACATGCAGTAATAGCGTGCACAGCGCCGCCGATAATGAGCTATTAACTTGATTGTCGTTTAACTTTAGATAGTAGCTTGCCTGCTTTTCTGCGTTTGTCTTAAAGTTCGTAGCACCTGCCGGATATTCTAGCGATGTTACGTTTACGCTTATGCTTTCGCCACCACCTAAACCGTAGCGTATCGCCGTCTTTTCGTGTAGTTTGATAAAGTTAGACGGGTTGCCGTTGGGCGGTGAGTAGTAATTACCGCGCACGTACATCTGATTCGTTTGCTTCATCGGCGCTTTATACAAAGGCCATACGTCCGCAGGGTTGGTATCGTCAATATGCACCGGCATATTATGCAGACGCGGTTCAATGTTGTAGCTGCGCGATGCTCTTGCGCCACGCTCGATCTTGACTATATCCGTAGCGTCCTTGTCCGATTCGGTTTCAAATCGCACCTCCGCTTTTAAGATGTTATCGCCGCGCTTTGTGATGCTCGAATACGTTAGCGCGCTTTCAAGAGATAGCGTTTCATCGGAACCGCTTGCATCGCGTCCTTCTGTTATGGTTTTTACATCAAAGATTGCGCGTATTTGTGTCGTGCCGCCGCTGCCTGTATACGCAAATCTATAACCTACCCTTACTGCGCTTTGCTCGCAAAAGTCCCGAAGCACATCGTACGCCGATGTATTGGCGTTAGCTATGCCGTACTTATCCTGCGTAGAGAACAGACCGCCTACCGCCGTTGTTGAGTTGTTAGGATAGATAGCGCTGCATACCCATACTTCGTCTTTTGCCAAACTTGATACGCCCGCTGTACGCGGCAGTGATGTAATGTTAGCAGGAGCGTACCAGCTTACCGCCTGCGTGAAAATGTCTTTTAGCTTATTGCCGTAATCGAAGTTACCGCCGGCTGCCGCGCAATGCGTGATACGACTAGTAAAGTTTACGCTAGTGTTGTTATACTGGTCTAATAGGTCTACCAACTTTACAAACGTACCATTTAAGCCGACGGCGCCTAATAAATGCAGTTGCTCAACATCGGAGCCGGGTAGCTTGATTTGCCAGACGTTCACTTCGCTAGGTTGCGAAACTGCATTTCCGGGCCAAACATCAGCGCCGGTAATTGTCTTTAACCAGAAATACGCCGCATCTACAAGTTCGACGTTATAGCCGAACATACCATTATCGAGCGGCTGTAATTCTAGCGCTTCTATATTATCTTCGCATCCTACGAACTCAAGGGTATACGTAGCGCCGTTTGTGCCGCGATCAGTGTATAGATACCACGTATTGCGCCGCAAGCTAGGATCAGTGCCCTCGGTTTCTAGCTTGCTCTGCATCGTAGCCGGCAGCTTATTCCAAATAAGCGTAAATCCGAATGTCATCGGATTCATAAGGCCATACGGCAGCGAATCAAACTCCGCAGTTAGAGAGCCGATCTCTGTAATGACAATCTCCGGCAGGTTCGTAACCGTATCGGAGAACGATCCGTCGTAGCTGATAAAATCGAGTCGCATATTCCAGCCGTTCGGCATGGTGCGCGATATTCGGTAAAATGCCATTATCCGCGCTTTCTATGCTCAAATGATAACGTCATAGTACGATTACCGTACTGCTTATTTACAGACGTTGCCCATTGCGTCAGTACAACAGGATAGACATATGTTGCAGCGGGATATGCGCGCGATCCACCATCTACGCGAAGGTATAGATAGTCCTTGCTTTCGATAATGTTTGCAAGCGCTATCAAATCTTCCATATCCTGTTCTAACGTAACCGCTGTCGCGTTGTATGCAAATGGGTACGTTTCTATATCAAACTTTGGACGCCTTGTAGTGTATGCTAATTTCGTTCCGCTTACATCATCCAGCGTAATCGTATCGAATGCGTAATCAAATTGCGGAGCAAGTATGTACACGCTCTTCGACGTTGTAGAAGTTAGCGAAGATATCAGAACCGTAGCGCCGCCGTATGTGGCATCCGTTCCTGTTGTAGCCGTGTCCGTATCGCTACCGTATAGCGTTAGAGTCCAATTGCTTTTAGCTGACATTTTAGCCCCTCAACTTTCTTGCTATCATTCGTGATCTGTCGCGCTCGTATAAATAAGTATCCATACCTACATTCACATCTACGCCCATGCTGCCTTCTATACCATTCGGCATAGAGTCCAGACGCTGACGTATTGCGGACAATTCGCCGCGCATTAGTTGTAGCTCCGTTACTGGTATTGTGCTTATCTGATTATCTGCGAGCATCTTTTGCAGCGCCGGGAAAGACTCTACCGATTTTCCGCTATGCAAGTGCTCCAACAGCGCGCGGTTCTTACGTGTAACATCTGCCGTCATTACAAACTCTTGTCCGTGTACGACGCCGGCGACTTGCTTTGTACCTGTGTTACCGGTATAGCCGCCTTCTTCAAATCCATTGAGCGCCGCATTTAAAAGCGCCTTTAAACCTTGCACCGCTGCAAGTCCGGCGATTTGCCCAAACGGCGGCGGAATGATAGAAGAAAAGAGCGCCAATATCGACGGCGTATACAAATCAAGTAACGCCGATACGGTTTGTCCGACTACTTTCTTTAACGCTTCGCCCGCATTTTCACCACCTGCGACCAATGCCGTGAATGCAGCACCTGCGGAAGCCGCTAGATTGTTAAGAGCCGCATCTTGTATTTCAGATGATTTTGCGATTAGTTGATTACGCTCTTCGGTAAGTACCTTTTCTTTTACGGCAAAATCGTCTTTAGTTTTTGCTATGGCCTCTTCGCGCGCCTTATCCGACAATGCTTTGTCGTCTTCAATCGATTTGAGCGCCGCGGCTTTATCCTTTGCTATCTTTATTTCTTCGTCTGCGATTTGCCGTATGCGCTCCAAATTCTGATTACGCTGATTTATACCATCTTCCGCCGCCTTTGCCTGTTGATCGGCGATAGCTTGAAAGGATGCGGCGATAGCTTGCGCCGTTGCCGATGCCGCGCCCTGCTGCTTACTTGTCAATTCGGCTAGCGAATCTACTGCATCTTGGTACGACGTTTCGCCGTCCTTCAAATTCTGTATTAACTTTTCTTGCTCTTCATTCAAACTAGCGGCTTGCGTTGCAGCATCACCGTATATCGTCGCAAAGTCTACACTACGGAGCGCTTCGCCGATGCCACGCAATGAGTCTGCAAAGATGTCGCCCGCTTGCTTTACCTGTTGTTGTCTGATCTGCGCTACAATCTCCGCGGTACCCTTTGCTATTTCATCGCCCGCGCTTGTATACGCGGCTTGTATTTGCTTTGCGTAGATATCGGTCGTATCGCTAGGCAAAGATTGTAACTCTTGAAATATACCTTGTCTTAGTGCTGCGGATTTGCTTCTAAACTCTTCGACCGATAAGCCGTCTAACAGCGCCTTTTGCAATTCGGCTATGCCCTTTTGGTACTCCGGCGTTTGTTCTACAATCGCGTCTAAAGCGTTAGATAGCCCAGACTCAAGTACAGCACGCTGCGCGCTAATCAATTCGCTTGCTACCGATGCGTTGCCGGCTGCCAGTTGCGCCTTCAATTTCTCCAATCGAGTAGCGGCGAACTTGGCTGTAATATCGTCTAGTTTCTTTTGGTTTTCTTCTTCTAGCTTCAACGCATTTTGTCGCGCCTTTGCTTCGATGTCTTCGATTTTGCGTGCGCTTTCTTCGCGTAGTATTTCGATGCGCTTGTTAATTACGGCCTCTTCCGCTTCGCGTAGTTTGCCCTTACTTGTCAGCGCTTTACGTTCTACTTCTAACGCTTGCAATGCGTATCGTTGCTCAATTTCAATACGTTTCTTTGCGCGTTCCTCTTCGCTTGTTAGATCGTCAGCCGCCGCAAGTTCGCGCGCCTTCTGCTGTTCAGTCGTAAGCCCTGCCAATTGCTCGCGCGCTTTCGCCAATGCTTCGGCGTACTTCTTCGCGGCTTCTGGATCTGGCTTTGGCGGCGGATTCTTTGTTAAGTCTTTGTTTGCATCTGCAAGTAACTTACTGCCGCCTGCTAGATCTTTGATATTCTCTGCTAAAGTCTTTGTCGATTTGGATGCAGTCTTTGCCGGCTCGTCTATACCTAACAAAGCGTTTTTGATTGTGTTCAAATCAAACGACGCAATCGCATTGATAAGGCGCGTAATGTATTGGATTACGCTGTCAATGGTTTTAATGATTCCGTCCAATGCGCCCGCGAAGAATTGCACAACGCCAACAACGCCGCGAATAATCCCTATTGCCGCTTGCAATACGAGATTTAGCGCCGCCATTATGACCTTGTTTTGCGTAATGGCCTTTACAAGCGTAACGAATAAGCCCGCGGCACTCTTAATCACCGGCACCAATGCCGTAAGTAATTCGCCCGCCAACTGCGCTACAATCGGCAATAGCTGCACGATAACGTCGAATATCGGCTGCAATGCCGGGAACAATTCGCGGAACGTCTGCGCTAGGATGCTTACAATATCCGTTAGCGGCTTCATTGCAACTTGTATAACCTGCAATAGCACCGGCACAAGCTGCTGAATCAAACCTAGCATCGGTTCTAGGATTGCCGATATCAGGGACAGAAACGGCCCTGATAGCGATTGAACAATCGTAGCGATAGCAGAACCCACCTGCGCTAAAATCGGAGCCAACGGCGTAAGGATGCCTTCAAGTACAGGCAGTAGAGATTCTAATATCGGTAGCAATGTTTCCGCTAGCGGGATAAGTGCCTCTAACAACTTGCTACCAACCTTTTCGAATACCTCGCCCAATTGGTTTTGCAGCTTGTTAAGTATCCCGCCTACGTCGCCCTGCTGATCGGCCACCGTCTTAAATGATTCGCCGAGCGCTTCATTGGCTTTCTGTAGTTTTTCAGCCGGCGTTATATTCGACTTTAATACTTCCGCTAACTGCGGGTATTTCTTTGTTAGCGACTCAATAGCCGCCGCACCTTCGGGATCATTGACACCCCGCGCGAATGCTTTTGCTACCGCCTCACCTTTTACCGCGCCATTACTGAATACTTCCAAACCCGCAGATAACTTCGTTAAATCCTGCGCGCTTTGTCCAGTAAAACCGCCTAATGATGATACCGATAATGCAAGTTCGCGCGTACGTTGAACAGGCAATCCGAGACTATTGGCAAGTTCTAATGATGACTTGCTAACCTTTTCTATTTCGGCGTCTACGTCTGCTATGCCCTGCGCTTTGAACGCTACTTCTAATCCGTCGCCGAATTCATCGGCTGCAAGCGCGCCTTCTTTTAATCCATGCACAACGCCCGATAATGCTTGCGCCGCCGCTCCGCCCAACGCACCACCGGCGATAGCTCCTAGCCCGCCTAGCTTTTTAGATAGTCCGCCTGCGCTTGATTCAGCGCCTTTCGTATCGACGTCAATTTTGACGGTCTGCGTACTACTTAATCCGTCTATCTTTTTATCCGCGGCGTCTACTTCGCTACTGTCTACGTTTACTTTTACGTTGGGCTTTGCGCCGGTTAATTTATTGAGCTGCCCTAATGCGTCGCTAAGCGACTTTTTAAGACTGCTTATATCAAGTCCAACGCTGACGGTAGCTTTATTTGCCATTTGTTATCTCATGTCTAGTAATGTCGTGCAATACTTCTGGACATCGCTTATTGTTACGTGATGCCAGAATCCCTCGCTATCGAAATCCGCAGCGTCTTGCTCTGATAGCTTTGTACGATCGCATGTTGCTTTAATGCAATCGATACCAAGCAATAGCGCCGATAGCGTGTGCGGTAGTTCCTGCATTTGCTTATGCAATGCCGCGGCTTTTACTACGTTAGTCTTTGCCCACTCTGCCAAATCCAACTCGGTAAACGTACCGCCGTTCGTTATGGCCTTGTCTACCAGAGCGGCAAAGTCTTTATCCTCCGCACATAGCCGCGAGATGCTTGCCATAATGCGGTCTTTGCTAGTCGATTCGATGTACGCCGATAGCTTGTCCTGCCATTCCTGCAATAGCTTTGCGTTGCCTACGGATAGGGGCATAGGTTGAAAGTTCATCGTTGTGTCCTTTTTGGTTTGTTAAGTCTTTTGCCGCTTGCTTTCTCGTATACGTACGCTTCTTCGCCCGCTTGGCCCTTCCACCACGGACGCTTATAGCTCAATGCTTTTTGGATGTTTACCAACTTGTAAAACTCTGCATACGCCATATCCATTACTTCGTAGTAAGATAGATTCCATTCCTTTGCGTATTGCAGAGCCATTGCCATTGGTGATGCAGTTTTAGGTAACGTGTCCGCGTAACTGTCGTCGATGTCAAGTGTAAAATTAGGATGCTCTTGAGTAAAGCCGTACTTGTCAGTTAAGGGTATGTCGTGAATTTTCCACATCGACACCTTCCAAACTTCGTACAACTCATTGCCGGTGTTCGCTGCAAAACTTGTCCACGTATGCAGCCACCTCCGAGGCGCTTACATCCTGCCAAAATTCCGATTCGTTGTTGCTGTCGATTAGTGCTATTTGCTCTTCGCTTAACTTGCTACGATCGCATGTAGCGCGTATACAGTGTATGCCAAGTATCAAAGATTCCATCGTTTTGGGGAATGCTTCGACGTTAAAGTAAAGTTCGCGTCCTATCTCTGGATTGTCCTGTAATAGATAGGTTAAACTTTCCTGCAACTCTTTTTCCGCTATGGCCTTCGCCGCTTCGTCGCTGATTGGCTCGTATTGTATTTCCGCTTCCTTGTTTGCGCGGCGTACTTCGTTCTCAAAATCGTGATTCGATTCGTGCGCTTCTTTTACGTATTGCGAGCGTATCAATACGGTACGCTGATTAATCATTCCCACTTCGTCGATCAGTTCCGCTAAATCTTCGTATTCGTTGCGTAGTCGCGCGATGTTGCGGAGCGTTTGCTCTACGCTTCTCTTCTGGATATGCTCTTTAACACGTACATACCAGTCTTTACATACGCGCTCATTGCGTAGTGTTACTGGTAGGTGTGTAATTTCTATGCCGTTGATTTTCATAATGTGTCCTTAAATAACGAGAGCCGACGAACGCCGGGACACAGATCGACGCCGCCGGCTCCCTATTGCGTATTGCTA